CAGGCGCGATACCGCACCCCGAAATCCAGCATTTGCAGCCGGATGACATCACCGCCGGTTTCCGAGGAGGAATCCCGCCGGGATATCTCTTTGCAGCGGGTCACCGATCCACCGCGAAAACTTGTGAGGGTTTCCGAGACCTGCCGCGCCACAAGCAACATGTCTTCATAGGTCTCAGCGTAGACGTTCACCTGAATTCGTGCGGTCTCCATATCCACACGGGACTTCAGGGAGTATCGCGTCACGTTGCTGATCAGCTGCAGAGTGATGCGCGGAAAACCCTCTGCGTCATCGAACGAGCCCCAGACCACCGCATATCCCAGCGGCTCAAGGGCGCTGTAGATGTCAAATTCCATCAGGAGGCAGCCTTTGCCGCCTTGCGCCGCGCCCGCTCTGCTGCCCGTTCGATCTCCACCCAGATTTCGCGCGTCAACGTCTCCAGCATCTGATCGCGATGCGCATCCCAGGCAGGCCGCATGAACGGGCGTGCTGGCATCACCCCCACAGATTTTCCGGTGCTTTTCTGCACCCGTGCGCCGGTCCCAAACTCATAGAGGTGGGCGTGGGGCGCATCACCTCCATCGGGCTGCACTGGGCCGACATACAGCGTGACCTTGCTGCGGCCGCGATCTGCGCGAGCTTGCCGTTCCTGCCGCTTGCTCAGCTTGCTGGTGACCTTCACCGTGAACGGGCTGGCGGCGTCAGCATCGTCTGCCACCGGCTGCAATGCCTTCACCATCGCACGGCGCATTGCGGCCTTGGAAGCACTGCGGGCAATCTGCCCCAGGGCGCGTTCGATATCACCGCCCCCTTCGATCTTCATCTTGACCGCCATGTCATGCCCCCGGCTTGTCGATCTTCCAGGCCGCCAGCTCGATCCGCTGCCGCCGGCCGATGATCCTTGCCCCGGTGATCTGCCACTGATCGCCGCCGAAGCTCAGGCGGAATTTCCCGTCCACCGCCGCCAGGCGCTGCGAATAGCGCAGCGTGAACCGCGCGTCGGCCTTTTCCTCGACCGCCCCCGCGTTCAGCCGCTCAATGTCCGAAATCGGCTCATAGGCCGCTTGAACGGTCGCATAGGGGACCCATTCCAACGCGACCTTTTCACCCAATCCGTTCTTGCCCTTGGTGGCACGCAGGATCGTGATCTTTCGATCAAGCGGCGCAACCATCACGCCACCTCAAGCGGCCGCCGATAGCGGGCCTGTTTGATCAGACGATGCACCCCGAACGACATTCGCGGGGCTTCCGTCGCCTCGAAGGAAATCGAGGCGTCAAACCATTCCTTCGCCAGCAGGAACACCGCTTGCCGCAGCCGGTCGGCCGTTTGCGCATCAGCGCCACCGACCCGCGCCTGCACCCGCAGCAGATCCCCGCTTGCCGAGTGTCCCGCCCAGGCCTCGCCCAGCACAAGCTGCGGCTCATCGTGCTGCTGCTGAACCCAGGCCCCCGCCAGAGGCTGATCGACCCAGCCCCCGGCACCGTCATCCAGCGCAAGCCCTGTCAGCTCCTGCACCGGCAGAACCGGAAACCACCAGCGACGCCAGGCGCCGCGCATCGCGACGAACTCGACCTCGCGGACGGTCAGCGGGCGACCTGTGGCCGTTGCAACCGCAGCCTCTGCCGCGCTCAACGTGAGCTGCAATGCGCTGTCGTCGTCCAGATCCTCAAGGGCGATATGCACAGCCCGCTTGAAGTCCTCCAGATAAACCCCAGCCGCGATTGCGCCCGCCTCGATCACCCGCATGACCCGCGCCCCTTAGCTCTTAGCGCCCTGCTTCGGCGGCTCACCGCTGGGCTTTACGGCGCCGCCGGGGCTCGCTTCGCCCTGCATCTGCGGCTCGCCGCTGGGCTTCGCGGCGTCAACCGGGCTCGCAGCCCCCTGCATCGAAAGCGCAGCCTCGCGGGCCTCCAGTTCGGCAGCCATCGCCTCCAACTTAGCGGCCGTCGCGTCCAGCTCGGCCCCCTTGGCGACCAGATGAGCCATCGCATCCAGCATGCCGACGTCACCGCTGGCGGGCTGATCCACATCGTCGGGATTGAAGGGCTTGCAGATCCCCTTGGGCCAGCTGGCAATGGTGGCCTGATCGAAGCCAGCCACATCGCCACGGACATAGCGACCATGGGTTTTCAGGAATTTCACGATTTGCTTTGCCATGTCGGCATTCCTTTTCACGGAAGAGTTATGGCCCCGGCGTCCCCCGCCGGGGCCAGATGATCAGGCTGCGATCAGAGCGACCAGCCGGCACCGTTCAGGCCGGCAATGGCCTCGTCGTGGGCCGGGGCGAGGTCGTGTTCGGCAATGGCCCGCATCAACGTAAAATCGTTCTGGAACGCCGACACGGTATCGCCGGAGGTGTTGACGTATGCGGCCTCAGTGCTGGAGGCCAGGGTGATCGCCATGGTGTCGCCGATCATGATTTCGCTGAAATCCGCGAAATACACTTCGGTTTCATCGGCGCCGACGCCCAGGTTGTCGGGGATCTGCGAGGTGGTCTTGATCGGCGCACCGTGCAGGGTGCCGTTGTCGTCAATCGAGGGGAACACCTTGAAGCCATTGGCCCAGCGAAGGCTGGCGAGGAAGTTCTTGGCCGACGCCCGCATGATCCAACCAGGCGTGACGAGCCCGATATCGGCATCTTCCACTTGGCTCACGATACGGCGAACGGCCGCCTCGACGGTCGCGGCATCCTTGGCGACGGCATCTTGCCAGTGCGCCGGCAGTGCCCACTGGCGCAAACCCTTCGGGGCGTTGCCGGTGCCGTCAAAGCGCAGAAACGCCAGATCGTTTTTCAGGCCCATTTCCCGCACGATGTCATCGCGCACCATCAGCGCCACCGAAGCCGACGAATGGCGCAGCAAGCTGTTCCCGATCGGCACCATCGACGTGAGCTTGCGGAACTTTTCCTCCACCTTGTCGAACGTCGGTTCACTTTCGGTGATCGCGGAGTTTTCCGCGCCATAGCCCGCGCTGGCGGGGCTCGCCATGCGGGCATTGCGCAGCTCACCGGCCGGCATGTCATGCACCCGCGCCCCAGAGGCGCGCACGGTTACACGGGGGCGCAGAAGGCCGATCACCGCCTCGGCCTGGGGACGCGGCAGCGTCACGCCGCCGGCCCCCTCGGTTGCGCCCGAGAGCGCCGCCGAGATCGCCGAATGGCCGTCCTTTTCCAGACGCTCGACCGCCTTTTCGAGGTTGCCCTTGGCATTGATCAGGGCATGCGCCATGAACCCGACCTCGATTGCCTCCTCGCCGGGGCGCTTGGGCTGGGCGGGCACCTGGGGCGCCGGGGTGGACGCCCCGGCTTCGGTCTCCGAGATTGCGGTCGCGGCCTTGGCGGCTTCCACCTCTTCGGCGCGCTTCACCCGCGCTTGCAGAGCCCTGAACTCGTCGCTGGACGCCTCGAACTCGGCAACCGCCGCCTCGATTGCGCCAGCTTCCGCGCTGGCCGCCGCCTCCAGGTCCTCGATGGCCTTGGCCTTGGTCTGCATCGCCTCCGCTGCCGCCTTCAGCATGCGGCGCAGATCGTTGATATCCATGTGGGTTCTCCTTTTCATGGAAGGCCGCGCACGCGCAGCCGAAAGACCCCGTCGCAGATGCGCGAGGTGATGCCGTGGCAAGATTTGCCGGGTTGGTTAGAGCGTCGCCTGCGCCTGCGCCGCTTGGGCGCGGGCCATATAGGCGCGGGATTGCGGGCGCGGCTTCGGCGCGTACAGCGCGCCGATCCGCTCCATGAACTGCGAGACCGTTTCGAGCGTATCGACTAGGCCCCGCGCAACGGCGTCCTGCCCCCAGAAAACATCCCCGCCGTCGCTGTCGTTGCCGGTGCGACTGGTCCGGGCCGCGACCTCATCAACGGGAATGCGCCGACCGGAAGACACCGCCGCCAGGAATTCCGCCTCCATCTCGTCAAGGCGCAGCTGGGCGAGCTGCTTTCCCGCATCAGTCGAAGGGTCGGGCCGCTTGGCCCCGGCATGGCTCGACGTCTGAATGAATTGCTGCTCGCCGCTGGAGCCGGGTTGCATCGGTTGCAAAGCCGTTTGCATCGTGCCGACAGAACCGACCCAGGAGCCCGGCGTCAGCGCGATATCGCTGGACTGACTGGCAAGCCAGTAGCCGGCAGACGCCGCCAGAGGATGCACTAGCGCGTGCACGGGCTTGACCTCGGCCGCCCGCTGGATCGCCTCCACCCCAGCCTGCAATCCCAGCACAGAGCCGCCGGGCGTGTCGAAGATCATGACCGACGCCTGCACCTCGTCGCTTGCGGTGACCGCCGCCATGGTCTCGGCGATCCCGTGATAGCTTGCCCATCCGAGATACTTTTCCAGCACCGCGGAGTTCGGCGTCAGAACGCCCCGTACGGGCACAAAGGCAATGCCGCGATGAATGACATATCGCTGCCCGCGCTCAATCTGAACAGACCCTCCAGCCATGGCATAAGTCGTTTCCATGCCGCTGGCGGGCTCCGCCGGCAAAGACTGCACCAGCATTGGCAGCCCATGTTCGGAAATCGCCAGAGGCGCAGCGCCCACCAGCGCGGAAATTGATGTGCGCGTCATTCCTTCGCCCCCTCTTTCTTGGTGTCATCGGTTCGGGTCATGTTCGGGGCCGGGTTCATCGCGTCCCCGCCAGCCACCGGCGGCAGACCGATCTTTTGCCGTCCCTCGTTCGGCGTGTAGACGGGACCACCCACCGCCTTCGTCACAGCCTCAATCTGATCCTTGATCGTCGGCTGCAGAAGCGCCCCGAAATCGTGCCGCAGAAACATGCCGCGCTCACGCTCGCCACGTGTCAACACCGCCATTTCAAGCTGCTGCTCCGCCAGGCCAGACCAGTGCAGCAGACAATCGGTCAGGTAGTCGATTGCCTGTTGCTCCCCGTTCGCCTTCACCCCGTATTCCAGCATTTGCAGCTTGGACGGTGGCATGCGGTAGATCGCGGCCAGTTGTTCCCGGTCATACTTGCGCGTTGCAAGCAACTCCTGATCCGCAGCACTCAGATCAAGGCTCTTGATGTCCTCATCAGGCCCGAGCACCGGGATACCGTCAGCGTCCGGGCGGGTGATCTGCTCCTTGACGCGACGGGCATTGCGGGCGCGCGCCTCGTCTGAATCGTAATCCTCGGACAGCTTGATCACTGCCTTTGCGGTCGCCCCCGAGACCAACCGCGCTGCCGAATCCTGGCCGGCGAAGGCGAGGCCGACACTCTCGCTCGCCACCTGCAACGGCGAGCGCCCAGACCAACCATCGAGCGCCATATAGCGCAGATGAACCATGGACCTGCTCGGCACCCGCCGCCGCACGTCAGCCCCATCTGTGAAGTCATAGAACCGCGACCGCCCGGAGCGCAGAACCGCGCAGCTGTCCTGCGGCACCAGTTCGATCATTTCCAGCTCGCCGCCACCGTCGCGCGGCCCAAAGGCGTATCCATTGCCCCGCAGTGCCCAGGCATAGACCAGGGCAAAGCGCATCAGCTTTGCCGGCACCCCGTCCGAGGCTTCGACGTTCAGCAGATAGGCGGCCGGGTGATCGCGCACCCGGACCTCTTGACCGTCGCCCTTGCGCTCATAGAGCTTGAGGGGAACCTTCGACAGATCCCCGGCGATGTTGTTGCAGCAGGCGAAAATGGTCGCGTGCTGCTCGCCGCGCTGTGCCGACACCCTCGGCAGGCGCTTGTTCGGTCGCGCAGCAGCTCCACCCCAGCCGATTTCCGTCAGCCATGCCTGCGGCTGCGCGGTGCCCGAGGTCTCGACCGCCGCCATAACCGGTGGCTCCACACGCTCTGTCACCGGCAGAGCCGCACGCCCCGCTCGCGAAATTTCCAGCCCGAAAAGCTTCATACGATTAGGATGTCCTGTGCTTTGCGGCGTTTCTCTTCGCCGACCTCGGCGCGTCCCAGCGCCATGATCGCGGCCACCGCCGGATCAATCCGGCCCGTGGATTTCTTCTTGTTCGGCTTCACGTTCTCGGCCGCGTCCTGGTCCAGCATGACGTTGCCGACCGCCCAGGCGAGAACAGGATTGCCGCCATGGCGAATCCTGTTCGTCATGACGCAGTTTTCAAAGCGCTTCGTAGGCGCCGACATCGACGCATAGCCCTGCCCATGCTCCAGCAGCGGGAACCGCAGTTTATCCAGCTCACCGGCCACATACTTCATGCCCCAGCGGTCATAGGCGACCTCTTGAATTTCGAAGCGGTCGCGCAGCCATTTCAGCCGCTCGATCACCTGATCCTCGTCGATCACCCCCCCGCGGTGAACCTCAAGCCACCCCAGGTCTCGCCAACTCACATAGGCGCGGTTTTCGGTCTGAGCCCGGACGATGAACCCCTTCGGCCCCTCCGCGATGAAGGAATAGGTGATCAGATAGATCAGCCCGTCTACCGGCACCGCGACCACGATTGATGTCAGGTCGGTGGTCCGGCTGAGGTCTAGCGCCAGCCATGCCTTGCGACCGAACAACATCCGCGGATCAAAAGGCGCGCAGGCCTCGCCCTTGTCCCAGACATCCCGCGCGATCCAGGTTTGTGCCCCCTCAGTCCATAGGTTCAGGTGCAGGCGCCGGAAATTCGGCATCTTCGCCTGAATCACCGTGGCCTCCTCATAGATCCGGGCGAACGCCTCCTGCTTGAAGCTCACGCCCAGGTTGGGGTTGCCCATCGCCCAGGCCAGCGGGTCGCCCGGGTCGCAATCCTCCGGCGGCTCAGCCACATAGGCAAAGAACGCATCGTCCTGCACGTCGCCGCGCAGCACCTTTTCCGCATAGTCGCGGGTCTCGCCACAGATGGTGTTGCGGTCTGCCCCTGCGGTGGTGATCGCCCAGTCAATCGGCTGTGACCGCGCCAACATCGAGTTGACCACCACCTCGGCCAGCTCGCGGTCAGTCCAGCGGTGCACCTCGTCGCGTGCTGCGAAATGCGGGTTGATCCCGTCCGCCGAGTTTCCATCACGGCTGAGGCAGGAAATGAATCCGTTGCTGTGCCCCGTCGAAATCGAATGCGCCCAGACTTTCATGAGCTTTCCCAGCATCGGCGACGCTCGCACCATGCGCTTCAGCTCGTTGAACAGCAGCTTCGCCTGATCCCGCGTGGTTGCCGCGCAATATCCCTGCGGCGCCCCCTCACCGTCGAACGTCTGGGTGTAGAGCATTGGAACCGCCGTATCGGTGGTCTTGCCGTTCTTCTTGCCGACCTGATGATAGGTCGCCTTGAACCGTCGCAGCCCCGTGTCCCGCCGCTTCCAGCCAAACACCGACCCATGCCGGAACTGCTGCCATGGCGCCAGCGCCAGCGGCTTGCCTGCCAGCTCCCCCGTGGTGTGCTGGATCAGCCCGGAGAAGTTCAGAACCCGGCTCGCCGCCTCACAGTCGAAATAGAGCCCACGCTCCTCGCCGGTCTCCAGGTCCAGCAGGTGCCGTTCGCACGCCAGCCTGACCAGATCGCCAGCGATAGTATCCCCCTCCACCACGCTCTGCGCGTAACGGCTGACAGGATGGTCAAGCGGATGCATTTCCGCTCAATACCCGCTCGATCTCATCGAACAGGTCGCCCTGCCCGCCACCATCAAGACGCCGTTCGTCCACCGGCGACATACCGAACAGCGCTGAGATCCTTTGCATGATGGCAAGCGCATCATTGCGCTGCGTCCACACCACCCGCCGCTTTTCCTGCTTTCCGTGCCGGCCTTCGGTCTCGAACCAAGAGCCGAAGGCAGCAATATCGCCGGTGAAGCGGATGAAGTCTGCGCAGGCTTCGCAATATGCGCCGAACAGGTCCACATGCTGCGGTTCCAACCGGCTTTTCTGAGCCATGATCGGGGCCAGGCGCCCCCACACTTCACGGCCCTCGTCGCTCATGAAATCCGGCGCGGCCGGCACATGAAACGGCATGTCGCCTTTCATCGGGATGACGTTGCCCAGACCGGGCTTTGCACCTTTCATGGATGCTCTCCTTGCACCTGCCTTTCCCACTCAGACCAGTGGTGAAAAAGTCCCAATTCTCCCCGCGTGAAAGGTCAGGTTCCCCCGCCGGTTTGACAGCCCTAGGCCTCAATTTCCGGATACCCCCCCTATCGGTGGAATACCTCGCGCGCCGTCTTTCTGCTGTGACAGCGGTGGCAGAGACTCTGCCAATTGCTGCGATCCCAGAACAGTTTCCCGTCGCCCTTGTGCGGCCTGATGTGGTCCACATCCGTTGCGGGCTCGATCACCCCGAGTTCCAGGCAATCAGCACAGAGCGGATGCCTGTTCAGGTACGCCCTGCTGGCCTTGATCCATTTCGGATCAGCGTAGAGCCTGCGGCCTGCCAGAGCCGCCGCCGAGGTCTGCGCCTTTGCTCGCCTCGTCTTGAGCTTGTTTAGCCGCTCGACCTCATGAAGCTGACAATGCGCCAACCCGGGCAGCGCGATTTCCTCGCAGCCAGAGGCCACGCAGATTTTCAGCCGCGACACGAGACACCCACAATTTCAGGAAGACTGAACGCAAAAGCGCCCGCCGGTTTCCCGTGGGCGCAGTCCTTGATGATAGGAATCTGTTAGGACGCAGATGAGGTAAGCGTCAATCCCCTTTCTTCACAAAGCCACGATGCCGGGTTTACGCACCGGCCCAGCCATCCGTTCCAGGGCCTTGCCAAGGGACAGGGTGGCCGCCTTCACCGTGTCGCCATAGACCGACCATCCGTGTGCCCTCAGCACATCCACCAAATGCATATCCTCGACACACACCATATCCACCAGCCGGCGGTCAGCGATTGCGACCCGGGTGCCTCGCTCGGAGGGCCGCACCCGCCGGACCTCCATTGCGACACCGGCGCCGATGCGGCGGCGCAGCCGGTCGATCTCTTCCCGGTCCCGCAGCAGAGCGTCCATGAAGTCGCCACCCCGCCCGCTACCGCTGGACCGCGCCGCCTCGACCGATGAACACTTGAGCCCGGCACAGGCGTGACGCTCCACCAGATCACGATAGTGTCGGCCCATGGAGATTTGCCCGGGGCTGAGCGGCACCGGCTTGCGCGCCCGCGCTGCACTGGCGGCCATCCGGTCGAACACATCGGCGTTGCAGATCGCCGCCCGCCCGAGGTGGCCGGCATCCTTGATCTGATACCCATCGGCCCCATCCGGATAGAGCCGCTTGAGCTGGACCAGCCGGAACGCCCCACGCGCC